ATGCGGTAAAAAGAAGGCCTAAAACACTACTACCTAAAGAGTCATGGTTTTCCAAGAAGAAGTAATAGATAAAGTATTTCCTGATACTGTATTTAATCAATTAGTGTCTGTTTGTAAAAGACAGTATAAACGCTTTCCTTATACAGAAGAGTTTGGTAGATATTTTATAAATGATAAAGAGTGGACAGCATTACAAATTTATACTTCACCACTACTTGGCTTAGCTAGAAAAGTATTTGATAGTCCTACATTAGAACATAGCTATTCTATATTTGCTCACTATGAGGGCAACCAAGCACAACTGCCTAAGCATAAAGACAACAATGCTTGTACCTACACTTTAGATGTATGCTTGTATCAACAAACACCATGGTCTTTATGGATAGAAGGTAAAGAATACTTTTTAGAAGAGAATCAAGGTATAGCTTTTTATGGTGAAGACCAAGAGCATTGGCGTGAAGACTTTCCTAATCCAATAAATAATCAAGTAGGACAACTATTTGTTCATTTTGTAGAACCAGAGCACTGGTATTTTGTGGAGCAAAATGCGTAAGATAAAAGGTAACAACATTGTATTTAAAACTCAAATACCTGCATTAATAGATTTAGTACCTCCTGTTCCTGCAAGTCATATGATACCTGAATGGTTTCAAAAACTTAAAATGGATTTACCTAGAGAAAGCAAAAAACCTTTTCCTGTTATGGGACCAATACTTAAAAAATGGTCATCACATACAATAAAGAAATGTCCTGCTGTAGTTGATTTCTTTACAGAGGGATACATAATACCTTTATGGTCTGATATATTAATTCAAAGATATGGAGATGATTTTCATTTTGAAACAAATCAAATAGAAGGTATTGGTAGCACTATAGAGTTTCATGAAGAAGCACAATTTGCTACTTATCCTTTTAAAAGAAAAGATTTAAGAAGAGCAGTTAAATTTACAAGTCCTTGGTTTTTTTACACACCACCAGGTTGGTCAATGTTATTTATACCTCCACTGCTACACCCTAACAATGACTTTACATTATTTCCTGGAATTGTAGAAACAGATAGTTTTCATCAAGTTAACTTTCCTGGTATATGGCATAGCGAGGGTGACAGAATATTACAGAGAGGCGATGCTTTCTTACATGTAATACCTTTTAAAAGAAATAAACATAAGCATTTAGTTGAAGAGTTTATGAATGAAGACTATCAAAACAATACCAACGAATCTTTCAACCTTCGTAGTAAAATGACTGGAGGGTATAGAGAGATTACTAGGAAGAATAGATGAAAGTATGGATAGACCAAGACCTATGTACAGGTGACGGATTGTGTGCAGAGATAGCACCAGATGTCTTTATTGGTTTAAATGATGGTTTGTTTTATGTACAAGAGGTAGTAGGACAATTTGGAGATTTAAAAATATTTAGTGCTATGCATGGTAATCCCCAAGGTGCAGAAGGTTTAGCTAGAGTACCTGAAGGTCAAGAAGATATGGTTGTTGAAGCAGCTGAAGAATGCCCTGGAGAATGTATTTTTATAGTACCCTAAGGGTATGGTAAATTTATACGACTTAGAATGGGAACTTCTTAAAAAAAGTCAGGTTACTGACAGAAGTCCTAAATCAATAATGGATACGCCTAATTTCTATATTGAAGATATTGACTCGCCAAAAAAGAAAGATTCATAAACTTCTCTATCATAGACGTTCATCCAATAATCAGTTTCTTCTTCAGATAAGTAACTGTCAATACTAGCTCTTTTCCCATGTTCACCATGTATATATTCAGAATATAAATGACACAACAATGGATATGGTATATTTGGACTTACAATTTTAAAACCATTAGATTTTAAATTATAATCTTGTATAGGTTCTTCTGACCAAAAGAAAGAACTACGATTTAATCCTGAATATTTACCAAATTCTTTTGTTCCAAAAGCAAAGTGTGCAGAAAACTTATTATCAAAAAATTCTTCATCGGTTTTTATTTCTTTAGGATTCCAATTAGGCATCCATTCACAATATGTTCTTTCTTCTACAAACTCTGCTAGATAAACACCTTTACCTTTTGGATATCTACCATTTGGTTCATATGGAGGTAGTAATCCACTTATAATAGTTTTGTCATCATGTTTTTTTAACATTCTTATAAGTAAAACATCCCAAAAATCGCAGAACCAAGTATGTGCGTCTATCTGTAGTACATAATCTTCACCTTGATACATAGATTCTGTTATATATCTACCTTTAGCAACTCCTAGTAAGTCTGGATGAAATGTTTGTATAGTAACTTTAAAATCACAGATATTTGAATATTTATCTAAATATGCTTCAAGTTCTTCTCTTGCTACAGATTGACTATAGGTTAGGCAAATACTAAATACTAATCTTTCAGGATACGCTGCTTGTTGTATAGCATTCTCTATTGTATGAGTTAACTCTGAATCATCAAGAGCTGGTATCTTAACGAAAATTTTTGGGTACATAGTACTCTTGTGTCTCCCCATTAAGTATACGGACTCGTGCGTATCGTTCGTAATTGGCAATTTTACTCTGGTTAGCTTCGTCATCTAAATACCTTTCTATATTGTCATCTTTCATTTTTAAAAATGCTGGCATATCATCAATGTAAAACTCTATGTTATCTCTTGTAATTCTAGCAGTTTCCCATGGCTCAGTAGCACCCATGTATAAATGTCCAATTACTGGTTCTTTAAAAGAGGGAAAAACAAAAGAGAAACCAGCATCAAATAAGTTAATACTCCAAGGTATCTCTTCGTCTTCGAATAATACCCAATCAGGAAGATGTTCACAAATATCATAACGAGTAAAAGAAAAGTTCCCACTAAATTTGACGTTAGGAATAAGTTCATCTGTATCAGGATTCTCCTTTGTTATTACGAATGTAGGTAGTCTATCATGCCATTTAAACTTTGCTTCCATTTGTTCAGGGTCATCTTCTCTGTAATTGACATAATATTGATATCTAATTGTTGACATATGACCTGGAAGCCATATTCTATTTCTATTACCTTTTTCTAAAACATAATATCCTGCATAACCATGCAGTATAGGTTTCTCAGCTATACTTTCTGCTTTTATATATCTATGTAGTAATTTTGTATCCCAATGCCAGCCAAACTTACTATGTCCGTCAATAAGTAAAGCAAATGGTTCATCTTCTCTAAGCTCATAAGCTCTTTTTCTACCTTTTGCTAGGCCTATTAACTCCCAAAAGTTACCTTGTTTGTATTCAGTAAGTGTATATTTAATGTTGTATTGTGGATTATTTTCTACCCACGACACAAACGCATCTTTTATTACTTCATCCATCCATTGAAAATCTATACCAAACACTACATTTTGTGGCAATGTTGCAGTTTTATAAGCATCTATAATGGTTGGAATTACTTCACTGTCATGAAAGCAAGCAAAATACACAAAGATTTTTTTCTGCATACTAAGATTATAGCATGGAAGAAAAACTTAACAATTTCCCAGAAGGTACGAAAAGAAAAGACGTTATTGACGAACTTATTGACCATGATGATATTAGAGCTATTGTTCTAAAGCAATTCAATTATATGCGCATAAATGGTATCAATCTTGTTCAGGATGCAGATGACTTAGTAAATTTGTATCTTAAAATAGCAAAGAAATTTCCTGCATAAAATACTAGGAAAATCACAATCATATAGTAAGCTATAAATATAGTAATTCACTACGGAGGAATTTATGGCTGAAAATCAGCAAAGTCCAGATGGTCAAGAATTGAGCACTGAGGATTTAGTAAAAATTGCTAATTCATTAAATGCACAAGTTCAACAACAGAACTTAATGATTCGAGACCTTGGTGACAAAGTCGCCAAAAAAGAAGTGGAGAATTCGCAACTAAGGGCTGCGTTAACTCAACTACAAGGAAGGGGTGGTGTCCCTACAAATACACCAGCCGAAGATGGAGGAATAACAGAGGAGGAGTAAGTGGTTACACTTAACGAGTACGCTAAAACCGATAAGGTGTCTACAGGGTATCAACCTTGGAGAAAAAAATCGGAAGAGAACCAGAAGGCATGGGAAGAAGCAGTTAAAGGTTATCAAGTAGATAACTTACCAATATCAACGATTGTGAGATGGTTACAATCTGAGAAGAACTGCCCTTTATCTGACTCTACAATTAGAGGTCAGCTTAAAGCGACATTGACTCAAAATAATGGATAATCTAGAAGATTTTGCAAAATCCGAAAGGGCAATGCAAAATGCTAATAGACCAAGGCAAGTACATCCTAAGGGTTGGGAACCTAGGGTTGATACTGCTAAAAAAGAAATAGTATCAAAACCACAAAGCAAAGCAGGTAATCCTGCTGACCATAGATGGGACGAATACTTAAAAGACTTAGGATTTAATCCTGATGAATTTGAGATTATAGAACCATTTGAAATCAGAAGTTGGGATACCAACACTGCTGAAGGTAAAGATACTTTCTATTACTACAAAGCAAAAATCATTTCTAAAAATCTTATTAATGATAGAGACCATGACTATAAAGCTTTACTTAAAGAAATTAAAAGTTCTAAACCTAAAGCGCAAAAGGTCAAAGGTAAATCTAGCTTCATTGTCTGTCTTTCAGACTGGCAAATGGGTAAGCGTGATGGAGATGGAACTGCAGGTATTGTTAAAAGAATAAATCAGATGATACCTGATGTTACTGCTCAAATAAAAGAACTTAGAAAGAATGGTGTAGATATAGCTAATCTATATGTCTTTGGATTAGGTGATATTGTTGAAGGGTGTGAAGGGTTTTACGATATGCAAACCTTTACAGTCGAATATGACCTAAGAAGGCAAAAGATGATAGCTAGAAGACTATTAGTCAAAGCTCTTAAAGAGTGGTCACCTTTATTTAAAAATGTAGTAGTAGCTTGTGTGCCTGGAAATCATGGTGAAAATAGAAATCAAAAAGGTAAAGCTTTCACTACCTTTGGAGATAACTTTGATGTTTCTTTATTTGATGAAGCACAAGAGATACTTGCAGAAAACCCTGCTTTTAAACATGTTAAGTTTGTTATACCAGAGAATGAACTATGGATAACACTTGATGTATCTGACACAATTATTGGATTAGCTCACGGACATCAGTTTAGAACTGGTGGTAAGTATGCACATCAAAAAGCAGTTAATTGGTTATCTGGTCAAGCATTTGGTATGACAGAGATGGGTGACGCTGATATATTAATATCAGGCCACTTTCATCATTTGTTTGTAGTAAATGAGGGTAAAAGAACTCTTATGCAGTGTCCATCACTTGATGGTGGTTCTGATTGGTTTGAGAACATAACAGGTAAAAGTTCCTATGCTGGTACACTAACTTTTTCTATAACACCTGGAAAAAGTCAATTACCATGGGATAATTTAAAAGTTCTATAAACCACTACCTTTAACAAAATCTACTAGAATAATCGTATGAAATTAGATGTAATACGATTTCAATTCGGTGCAGATGCCACCAATTCCCTCCTATTTATTGATGGCGAATTTGAATGCTATGGATTGGAAGACGAATATAGAGATGTAAAGGTCATGCACGAGACCTGTATTCCAGAGGGAGAATATAAAATCGAGCTTAGAACAGAGGGTGGATTTCACTCAAGATACGTTGCTAAATATGGCGATTGGCATGAGGGTATGCTTTGGCTACAAGACGTGCCTGGGTTCACCTTTATTTTGATACATACGGGGAATACCGACCAGCACACCAGCGGCTGTTATATCGTTGGGGAAACTCAAACAGACTTAGACAAAGGAAAAGATGGTTTTGTTGGTAACAGTGGTGTTGCATATAAAAAATTGTATCCAAAAGTTAAAGATGCTATTAAAGCTGGTGAAGAAGTCACAATCAAATATACAAACATAAAAGATTTAATTGATTTACCTGATGTGGTATCTGATTTAAGAGGACAAGTAAAGATTCTTGAATCAGCCGCTAAAGGTAGACCAATAATATAACCATAGGAGATAATACTATGAATCAAAAAGATATGGCCTATCTCAAAAATGCTGGAATTAGAGCTGGTAGAACATTTGTACAAGCATTTGTTGCAGTTATGATTGCAAACCAAGCAAATTTGTTTGAAGCCGATGTTATTATGGCCGCACTTGTTGCTGGAGCTTCTGCAGTAGTTTCTGTTGTACAGAATGCTTTAGAAGACGCACCATTTGCGTTCATGTCAAAAATTCCGAAAGGGTAAGG